ACTCCAGGCGCGGGCAGCGGCGCGGCCCCTGGAAGCTCTTGCCGTTCAAGGCAAACAGCGGATAGACCAGATCCCGGGTCAGGGTCGCGGCAAGCTGGCGAAGGTCTGCATCCCGAACCTCCTGGCGCACCTCGTTGTGGACGTTGCCGAGCGCATGGGTCGAGCTCTTGCCGTCGGCCTGGCTGGTCAAGGTTCCCCCCAGGATGGCCTTGCTCATGGAGCGTTCGCACCAGTCCATCATCACCACGAAGGGATCGGCCTGACCGTTGGCCGCATTCTGGAACTCGATCTCCATCCCCCGGGGGATGATGCCGCCAGCGTTATGGCCGATGGAGAGCACCGCCTGCAGCAGGGTCGCCTTCTCCTTCTCGGTCGCCCCTTCCGGGTATTTGCCCAGGCGTACCGGCAGGCCATAGATCTCCAGAAACTCGGCGAGATCCCGCACGCTGTAGTTCTTGAACAGGAAGGGCCAGACCAGGGTGCGGATAAGGCCGGTGCGGGCGAGATACCCCGACTTCGACTTGGCCTTGTGCATGACCCAGCCGAACGGATTGAGGGCCGCCCCCTCCTTGCTGCCGTCCCGCAGTCGCAACTGGTTCCAGTCATCCGGGTGGGTCTGGAACCAGGCGGGATCGCGCCAGACGATGCCCTTGGGGAGCTGCAATCCCTCCACCATTTCCCAGCCACTGAACTCCTGGGCACTGAACCCCTTGAGCACCGCATCGGTGGCGTCAAAGATGGCATCATCTAACCAGGTGAAGTCCTCCAAGAGTTCCCGGATCATCTCGCAATCTCGCTGCTCGGCGGGGGTAGCATTGCGGGGCGGCTCTATGGTCCAGCTCACCCCGAGCAGGGAGCGGCGCCGCTTGCCAAGCTCGCTCTGCAGGTGGGCGTCCTTCTCCTCCATGTCTTCGGCCAGCTCGCACTGGGCGATGAGGCTCCCCTCCTCCGCCTCTTTGAGCGCAGCGGCCGCTTTGCCCGGGGTGAGCCCCACCGTGGGGTGTTCGCTGTAGTGGCGGCGCAGTTGGGCCAGCTTGGCGTCGTTTTCGGTTTGCGGCTCTTTCTGCAGGCGCAGCGAGTTGCCATGAATGTCGATGAGTCCGGCCATTACCAACCCCCTCTTTCATATCGGTGATAGTCATCGTTGTTGTCACTGCCATGGCCATCACGTTTACCTGGTAGTGGGGTGAACTCGATGGCCCCCCCCTCCATCCAACTCGCCCGCACGGCCATGGCCAAGGCCACGGCAAAGTCGCCGTGGCGCTGCTGGCCGCCCTGGCCGGTGTTCTTGCCCTTGTCGATCTTGGGAATGCCGTTGATGACCTGGATTTTGCCCAGATCGTCCTGCACGTCTGCATGGCGCGGGATCACCAGGTTGTCGTCCTCGAACTCGGCCTTGAGCTTGGGCATCCACTCCCGGTACCAGGGGTCATTGAGCATCACGCACTCGATCATGCTGGCGCCCCAGCGCAGCCGGGCAGCTTCTGCCAGATAGCCGCCGTTGCCGGTGGCATCGAAGGCGGCCGCCGTGAAGCGGTGTAGCCCCGAAAGCAGGTAGAACAGGATCTGGCGCTGGGTCTCATAGGGAGCGTTGACCAGTTCCACCACGAAGGGCACGGTCTTGCGCAGACTGGTCGCGATGGAAAGCGTGACGAACACCGAGAGATCCCCCTTGCGGGCGAAGTCCTCCCCCAGTACATGACGGCAATTGCGATCGAGCGCTTCCAGGCAGGGCTTGAGGTTCTCCTCACACCAGATCTCCGCCACCGCCTTGCGGGTCTCCTCGCTTTGCAGCTCGAAGTCCTTGGGGGCTGTGAAGCGCAGGATGGGGATATCCGGCCGCATGGCCCGCTCGATCAGGGTGCGCTTGATATAGACGCCGCTACTCTGCTTGGGCACGCAGAAATACTCCTCCAGCGCATCCTCTTCGGTGGCGGTGTCTTTGAGGAGGCCCGCCTTCCAGTCATCTTCTGCCTCTTGGGACCAGGACATACCTTTGACCTGGCAAATGCGGCGATAGAGCCCTTGGCGGCAGGCGTCATCGAGTGTGATGGTGTGGATGGAGTAACGTTTCTTGCCCGCCCGGCTGTCGTTGATGAGCTGGTTAAACAGGTTATCGACGCCGTTGTGAGTGCTGATAAGGCGTACCTTGGCCCCCCACATGGTCAGCGCCAGCGCCGCTTTCAGCACCTCGGCCAGTCTGTCGTGGAAGGCGGCCTCATCGATGGTCACATTGCCCTGCATCCCCCGCAGGTTGGAGGGGTTGCTGGAGAGCGCCTGAACCTTGAAGCCCGAGGCGAAATAGACCACGAAGGTGAGGATCGCCTTGTCCTCGTCATCGGTGAACACCTCCTCCTGGATCTCGCCGGCCGCCTTATTGAACGCCTTGGCCCACATCGCCACCGCATCTATAAACTCCCGGGCCATCTCCTTGTTGCTGCCCACATAGAAATGGTGGCAACCACCAGCTGGCTTGGATTTGGAAGCGGTAAGCGTGGCGTCGGCCGCCTCCGCCCAGGTGATCCCGGTGCGGCGGCTCTTCTCGCCAATCTTGAGCGGGCTCTCGTCGGCAATCCAAATCTTCTGGTAGGGCAGCAACACCTCGTCGGGGTTGTATTCGGTACCGAGGGTCAGGGCCAACTGCTGGGCGATAGGGGTCTGTGCGATCGTGGTCATCAGGCAATCCCCAGGATTTCGCGGCGTATCTCGGCGGCGGCTTCACCGCTCAGGCCCGCCTGGGTGACGATGGCCTCGGTCTTGGCAGCCACCTCCTCGGCAAAGGCCTGGCGGATCTCTTTCTCCCGCTTGTGGCTCTGCATGGCGGTGGATTCGAGGCGCTGGGCAGCCAACATGGCGTTTTTCAGCATATCGATATCCACCGCCTCCTCCGGGTTCTGCACCTGGGCCAGCATCGCCTTGAACAACTGGGAGCGGCCGAGTTCCAGGATGAGCTTGGTGGTCTCCCCCATCGGCTTGTCACCGAGCTGGGAGGTGAGCGCCGCCGTGGTCTCCCGCAAATCCCGCAGGTGCTGGCCCACCTGCTCCACCTGGCTCGCGTGGCGGCTGAGCCCTGAGCGGGAGAGCTTGAGATCATCGGGCAGCCCAGCACCCTCGATAAGGCCATTGATCTCGTCCAGGATGGCGGCCTGGCTGTTGGCCTTGTCGCGCAACATCTCGTTGAGGGCGTTGCGGATAGCTTCGGGCAGCAGCCACACCTTGCTGGCCCGGCCCCGGGTCGGTTTCTCGGCCATGGTCATCCTCCCTCAATCTTCGGCACGGGGTTTCTTGACGCCAGGCACGCTGGATCGCCCTTCGGCCACGTCCTGACCCCGGCCGGTCAGGTGGGCCACCTGCACCTGGGCCAATTTCTCGATGCGCACCAGCCCCTGCTCATCCAGCCAGGCCAGCAGGGTCTTGACCCGATCCCGGGACACCCGGCCGGTACCCAGCTGGTCGAGGCAGTCATTCAGGATCGACTCGTTGGCCGCTCCGCCGATATCGAGCAGTGAACGCAAGATCACCAGGCGTTGCTGGGCGTCCAATATTCCTTGAATGCTCATGGTCTCTCCTTGAGTTCATTTTCCAGCAGCAGGTCTGCCAGGCGGCGAGCCTGGCGCAGCTCCGGCGCCAGTGCCCGCAGCTCGCCACGCAATTCGCTTATCTCCAGTTGCAGGGTGTGCAACTCCTTCTCGGTCGGCAGATCCGAAAGTTGCTGCTCGACCCTGGCCACCCTGGCGGCCAAGCCGGTGACATCCTCCCGTTTGGCATAGGTCTTGGAGAGCAGGATGATGACAATCAACCCCACCAGACTGGCCAGGACGTACAGGGGCCCCCAGTTCTTAACGATGAAATCCCACACGGATTGCCTCCTTGCGCTCGAATAGGGTCTGGCACTCGATGCAGCGCGGCGCATCGGGTTCGGCATGCAGCCGCGCAATTGGGATGGGCTCATCACAATCGCAACAGATGCCATCGCCACAGGGTTTGGGCCTTGCCCGGTGGGCGTCAATAAGTCGCCCGGTCCGCTCGGCATCGAGCTGCTGGGCGCGGTCTATGGGGTCGCTCAAGGGTGTCTCCTGCCCTGCTTGATGGCTTATTTGATGACGTGGGTCGCCTTGAGGCGCCCCCAGATGGCCAGCAGGCCGCCGATGGCACTGGCCAGATCCACGGTGGTGGAGACCAGGCTGGCTTGGGTACCGGTATCGATCGGCACGCCGAACAGGCCGGCGATACCGGCCCCCACGGCAATCACACCGCCGATGACGGCGCGACTCCTGAGCGCAGGCTTTGCTTGGGGTAACAGGGAATCAGGCATGATGGGCTTCCTTATGTTGGGTTGAGGTATGACGGGCACGGGCCCGCAGGCGATCCAGCTCGCCCACCGACCGCCAGCCCTGCTCGTAGAGGGATTGGCGAGTGGCGTGATGGCTGTAGAGCGGGATGGCCTCCAGATCCGCACCGGCCAGGGCGGCCTTGAGATGGGCACGGCGCCCATCCTTGAAGCAGGCGAGGTAACGGGGGTTCTTGAGTTCGGGGATGCCGAAATAGCCAGCGGCCTGGATCCCCTGCAACGCCTGGCGGCGCTTGTTGATGAGGCTAGGTTTGCTCATGCCGCCCCCTCCCCGAACCGGGTCGAGAGCAGGTAGCTCTGCAGGCGCAGTAGGCGGTTGCTCCAGCCGTGGGCATTGGCCCACTGGCTCGGGTCTTTGCGCACGATGCCGAGCATGAAGCCGGCGCGGATCTCAAGCAGCGTGAGCAGCAGGGCCCGACCACCGTCCCGCCCCGTCTTGGCGGCCAGCACCCGCAAGGTTTGCGAGCCCAGCACCCCATCGACCATGACACCGAGCGCCTGCTGCAACTGGCGTACAGAGCGGGGTGGGCCGTGATGTACGGCGCCATCGAACAAGGCGATGGCAATCAGCGGGCAGACGCTATCAACCCGGTCGCAACGGGCGGGCAACCAGTAGTTCGCTCGGTAAAACAGCTGGGCATGGGCAGGGGTCGCATCGCCGACGGCAATGTCCGGCCTGCCATCGCGATCGAGATCGAGCATGCCGTCTTTCTTGCCGTCGGCGGCATCGGCCATGCCGAACTTGGTGTGGCCGCCACGGTCGGCCGGGTGGTTGACCTCGCCCCCTTCCACATCGGGACGGAGCAACCAGGCAAGCGCTATGGGATAGGTATCAGGCAACATAAAAGGCCCCTCGATTAACTGCGTTATCGCAGCGTACCGAGGGGCCTCTATGGCAGGGGTTTATGGTGGGTTAGTACGAATCACTACCACTAAGCAGCGGACACCATCATGGTGACGGTCTAGTCTCTGGTTAAAAAACACCTTTAAATCACGTATTCTAAATTTTCTGTAATACCCATACTTGTGAGATTCCCGATACTTCTATCACTTGAATGCAGGTATCATGTTTCCCCATTTTGTTAGCGTGGTGTGATTGGTCTTTATGGATACTTCAACAATTGTTATTCGCTCAGAGGAAGATGCGTACCAACTTTTAAAACAGTTGGTAAACGAAGAAATGGACGTTGAAGGACAATCCATACGCTTTGAAGGGTGGCCACAGTTGACCATTCATCTAAAGGGGAGTGGTTTTGACTCAACCATCACCCCCCCTTTGATGAAAGCTTTCATTGAGCTCCAGAGCAATTTGTACAGAAGTTATGCTATCGCTCGCTACAATACTCCGAAAGTTACTGTGCTTAATGCACAAGAAAAAGAAGCGCTTCAAATCCGGGTCAAGGTCGAGGCTGGAAGCTCTTTGTTCAGTGTCAACCTACAAGATTTGCTTGAGAACTTAGGTAAGGAGCTGATAGGCAAAATGGACGCAAAATCAATTTTGATGATGGTACTAGGTGTTGCCGCCATCTGGGGTGGCCAGTCAGCATACAGCAGCTACCTTAACAATCGCGTTGAGATTCGAAAGATTGAAAGCCAAAGCGAAGAAAAGCAGCTTCTTCTCAAAGCTCAGGAAATTCGACTTGAAGAACATAAGGTTTCTGAACAGGCCGAGACAGAGCGTATGCAAACCATGGCGGCACTGATAAAAGCACAACCGAAAATGGACACTATCAAGGCGTACGCTGACGACACTCGCACCGAACTCTTCAAGCGAAGCTCTGATGCTGATGAAGTTGAGATCCAAGGCATGAGAATGGACGGGGAGACAGCCGCTGAATTGGTAAAGAATGCCAGAAGCAAGTCAGAAGAAATCCGACTCGATGGCATGTATCGGATACTTAACGTCGACTCATCAAATCCTGATGAATTCAAAGTACGAATTCGCAGCCAAGAATCAGGTGATGAATTTATAGCCAAAGTTCAAGATGGCACTATGGACAGACGATATCTCGACGCTATCCAAAATGGCGAGTGGTCACGGCGGCCAGTGCGTTTACAGATAAATGCCAAATCCGTAAAAGATGAAATCAAAAATGCTGTCGTCATGCGTGCAACCGTACAATAAACCGCTCTTGAAAGAGCTAAACTCTCGGACACGGGTTGTTAAGCTTTCAACATACAAAAGACCCTGCCTAAGCAGGGTCTTTTGTTATTCGCTACTAACCAAACATATCGAGCTGATGCCTTCGTCGGTTGAGCTCCCGCTGCTCTGCCACCACCGCATAGGTCTGGGGCACCGAGAGCCCATGCTTGCGAGCCAGTTGGTCGATGTTGCGGCCATTGAACTCATCCCAGATGGCTCGGTCCCGCAACGCAGCCTTGAGATGATCGCCGGTTGGGATGTAGTAGGCGCGGCCCCCCATATAGTGGGCCTGCACCAATGCCAGCTTGCGGGCCTGGGCCAAGGCCTTATCCGCCGCCATCCCGCCGCGCCCAAGTTCACAGGCAAGCACATCGACCAGCTCGGCCAGTGCCTTGGGCCACTTGGCAGTCAGCTCGGCCGCCGGGATCTGATCCAGTCGGTCCACCAACTGCCCCAAGGATTCATGGTCATCGGCGAACAGGTCCAGATTCTCCTGGTTGTTATCCATGTTGCACCTCCGCTTGCATCTGCTCGAAGGCCGCCAGCACGGCTTGATAGCCTGCCACCCGTCCGGTTCTCTCATTGATGGGGACGGTTTTCTTGGCCGCCTGCAGCGCCTCGATCATCTCCCGCTTGTGCCAGTTCTTGAGGGACTCCAACACCGGGTAAACCAACGCCTCGCTGAGCCAGGCCACTTCGGCCACCCCAACCCCCTTGTTCAGCCGCACAGTCTGGCGTTCAACGTAGTGATTGAGTGCCGTCTCACTGCCATCACGCAGCAGGCCGTGTTTGGCCATGGTGATCCAGATGGCCCGGATCACCCCTATTTCAGCCGTCCGAACCGGGGTACCGCTGACCGGGCTTAAACGCTTCTGCTTGCCTCCTTTTACGCCACGTTTAACAGTCGGTTTAAACCCTGCCCCCTTCATGGCCAGCAGCACCTTGTCCAGCTCCTGGAGCGTCAGTTCTGCCGCCGAGCGTTTGCCACTCTGCTGGGTCAGCAGCTCACGATAGGTTTCGTCATCCAGCCCCAGGGAGCGGCGGCCCACCTGCACCAGCCGGATCAAGCGGGTGCGTTCATTGCTTGCTGTCATGACTTCTCCCCACTTTTGCCACCCAGATTTGACCGGCAGGCACATCGTTTCCATTGCGCCACTCAGGGCAATGACTATCGAGCCACTGCTCGGCACCTTGCTGGTTCAAGGGGCCAAACTTCATCACATAGGCCAGCAGGGCCTGCCAATTAGACGCCGCCATGACTGACCTCTGCTGCTCTGGCTTGCTGCAGCTCTGCCACGAGTTGCCAGCGCATCTGGCTGGCCTCCC